ATGTAAATAAATATTTTCAGAAAATACATTCCCTTTTTTTAAATTTACTTCATTCTTTATTTTCATAATCCGTTCAGAATATAGATTGTTTTCATCTTTTCCAACCGTTTTCAAAACTTCTGTCAAATATTTATACGTCCATACTCCGAACTCATTAGGATTAGTTGTTAAAATTAATATATTTCTGTTTTTTATACTTCTCAATCTCGATTTAAGTTCTTTGAATGATTTATAGTCAATCTCGTCTGCCTCTTCTATCCAAATAGTATCTATATCTTTTATTGATTTGATTTTCTTAACATTGTCCAATCCTCTAAAAATGAATTCAGTTCCTGTTACAGTACAAGTAATTTTCATCGGTGTAGTTGTAAAATAAAAATATTTATCCAATCCAAAACTATAAATAATATCTTGAATATCAGCGTAACAACTTTCTTTCAAGTTATCCCTTATTTGCCTTACCACTAATATTTTTCTTTTTTCTTTCAAAGCTAATAAAACCAATTTAACTGCTGCATTATATGATTTACTACTTCCGTATCCGCCTAATAAAAAATATATTTGTTGTTCCTGATCTAACAAAAACTCTTGAAAATGTTTGTTCACTTCACTTCTTATTTTCATTAAATCCCCACCAACTCTATTTCTATTTTTTTATCTTCTTCATCAAAAGATTTTATTTTTGATTTCTCGATTTCAAGTTTTTCACGTTGCATTTCTTCTTCAGCAAGCTGTCTATCAATCTCAAGCACCTCATAAGCAGTCAGCATTTTACCAGTCCGCATTAAATCATTTCCCATTTTCTTTATTGTTATATATGCTTTGTCATATTCTTGTACTTTTTTGGTGTCCATTTCTTGCGAATTTATTTCTTTAGTTGCTCTTACTATTAAATTTGCTTTTGCGGTTTCTGTCCCTTTTAATATTCTGTATAATTCGCCTTTGTAAACTTCTTCGACGATTTTTTCAAGATATTTTTCTGTACGTTCCTTTCTTAGTTGTCTTGCATTTTTTGTTTTTCTGCTATAAGTGCGTTCTGAAATGCCATACTCGGACATTATTTCTTGTTTGCTTTTACCTTCCAAAATATCCCTTTGTATCTTTATTTCTTTTTCATTTGCACCCTTTTGTCTTGGGGGTGCAATTTTCTTTTTAGGGGGTGCATTAGTTAAGGGTGCATTCATCTGTTTTTTTTTCCAGCCATCTCTTTTTTTCCAACTTTTGACTGTATTAATACTTTGATTATATTTTCTACATAATTCTGTGATTCCTGCACCATTTTCATATTCTTTTCTTAACAGATCTCGTAAGTCCTGCTTATCCATTCTTATATTCTTCCCAATTTACAGTTTTTCCATTCATCTTTATTTCTTTTTCTCCTGTAAATTTTAAATATCTTTCTATAATTACTTGCACCCACTTGGTTTCTAATTCCATTAAATATGCTTTCCTGTTTAGTTGTTCACAAGCTATCAGTGTACTTCCGCTTCCACCAAATAAATCTAATACCTTTTCGTTTTCTTTTGTAGTGCTTTCAATAGCAGTTGCTGATAACTTAATAGGCTTTTGAGTTGGATGTACATAGTTTATTGAAGCATCTTTGTTAATCGTCCACACACTGCCTATTCTTTTTCCTGTTATTTCACAATTTCTTGAACTGCACAGAATTAATTCATAATCAGTTGCAAAAGTATGTTTTAAATCTCCCATACCTCCACCACCTTTATTCCAAACGATAATATTTGTAAGTTCAAAATACTCTTCAAACAGTTTAATCCACTCTTTAATGTTTTTCCAAGAAGCACATATGAAAACAAATCCACTACAGAATTTTTTTAAAATTGGCATAAAGTTCAATATTTTATCATCATTTGTAAGCATATCAAATTTATCACTTTTCGTTCTCATGTTTGATTGATATTTATAGCCATATGGAGGATCAGTAAAAACCATGTTTACTTTTTTTCCACTTATCAATTTTTTTACATCTTCTAAATTAGTGCTGTCTCCGCACATCACTCTGTGGTTTCCTAATTCAATTAAATCTCCCATTTTTATTACAACGTTTTCAGGCTCTGCTATTTCCAAATCATCTTCAATAATTTCAATTCCGTCTTCTTCAGCCTCTTCGATTCCGTCTTCTGTTATTTCTTCTAACTCCGCTTCGTCGAAACCTAACAAATCCAAATCAAATCCATTCACTTCCAGCTTATTCAATTCATATTGCAATTTTTCAATATCGAACTCTGTATTCATAGTTAATTTATTGTGAGCAATAGCATAAGCTGTTTTCTGCTCCTCTGTTAAATGATTTAATCTGATTACTTCAACTTCTGTATATCCAAGTTCTTTTAATGCCAAATATCTTCCGTGTCCTTCGATTATTATGCCTTTTTCATCAATTGCAATTGGATCATTAAATCCAAATTCTTGAATACTGTTTTTAATTTGTTCTATTTGCCATTCAGGATGTTCTTTTGCGTTTCCTGAATACTCCATTATTTTGCTGATATTTATTTTCTCAATCTTCATCTTGCCCCCTTTCTTTGATTTTTAGATAAAAAAAGACCGTATATATAAAATCAAGGCTTTTTTAATTCCTCAAATTTATAAATACGGTCATCATTTTGTGTACGTCGCTATTTATACTTTATTCAATTGTTGTTTGAAACTTTTGAAATCAGGTTGCTTTTTTACATACTCTGTTTTGATATTTCTTAGTTTCCGTTGTTTCTATTAATATCATTCCATTGGGTCTTTTATCAATAAAGATTTTTCCTATTTTTTCACTTTCTAAAAAATCTTTAATTTCTTTGAGTTCTTTACTTATACTCATTTTACCTCCTAATTATACCTTATTTTCTCAACATTTGCAACCCTTTCACACTCTAATTGCAAAAAACTTTATAATCCAAATCAATCCGTAAATCACGGATAAATTTACAATCATAGCAATCAAAAATGCTATCAAGTTGCTTATGTTAAATTCAAACGTCTTCATTTTGATTTTAAATTTCATTACTAAACCATAAACAAAGTTCACTAGCACCAAAACAACTGTTGTTGTAATTAAACCATTTATGATTCTTATTATTATTTCCATTTATTCCTCCCAATCTATAAATTTTCTCCGTAATTATTTATTTTATCATATTGTTTTTTCATTTTTTCGAGTTCTAATTCACACTCAGATATTTTTTCCTCAAGTTCTTTAACCTCACCTTTATTTTTGCTTTCCAGATATTCTTTTAATTCCTTAAACTTATTATCAAATTGGCATTCTATTTCTTCAATACTCAAATTTCTTGATTGATAGTTTCCCTTCATTTCAGTTAATGCTATATTCAATTCAATTTTCTTTTTAAAATCAAGTTCAAAAGAAATACAAAAATAGTCTATATAATTTATACTTTCTTTTATTTCAAAGTTTTTGACTGTTTCATCTTTCAATATTTCAGTTAATTCTTTTATCTTTATGCCGTACAATTCAATAAGTTTCATTTTATCCCCTCACTTCTTTTTATACTTGTCTTTATTTAATATTTTTTTTAAAGTTGCTCTTTTGTCATTTTTATCCCAAAAATTTCCAAAGAAACCACGTTTTTCCCAGTTTTTTAAATTGAATTGCATTCTATCCTTGTTTTTCATGCTCCCTCCTAATTTATCGTTTTCCCTACATCGTCCAAACGTTCTTTATGCCATTTTGCCGACATCAGCAATATGGTTTATCCTGGATCTATTATTTTCAATAAAAATTCATACAATCCGTAAGCCATAAGTATTCCAAAGCCTAAACTCACTAATGCTTCTAATGTATTATAATTCTTCATTCTTTCTACTGCGTTTTCAAATATTGACCAAATAAATGTAATCCAAAATAAAATTGGTACTAATAATATTAACAATATCGCTATTTCCATTTCTCCTCCTAACCTTTCTCTAATAAAAACGACTTTTAACGACTAATCTTTTTTCTTTTAAATACTACATTCTTACATATTATCTCAGCCAAAACGACTTTCTGCGACTGAACTATGCTAATACTATTCCTTTTATTCCCACTGTTGCTAAAAATATTAAAGCACCTGAAATTAAAAGTGCCACATAAAGTGAAAGCCAGTAAACTGTTTTGTTTTTTGCCCCCTTGTATTCGTCGATAGCACCTTCAAGACAAACTACCATAAATACTATCGAAAATGCTATAACAGAAAGCGAAAATATCACTCCTGCTATTTTATATAATATTTCCATTATTTCTCCTCCTTAAATGCCTTAAAATGATTTTTATAAATTTTCTTCAGTTCCTTTATCTGTTCATTATCCAAATAAATACCTCTTACATTGTATTTTCTTTCAAACGTCTGAACTCCCCAATTGTGTTTCTGATTATGATGTAGTCTGCATAATGAAACATACCGCCCTTCCTGTCCAGTATCTTTTTTATAAGTTCCGTGAGTGCTTGCGATTGAATCCCAATGCTCCAAGTCTATACTGTTACTTTCTGTATGACATTTTCCACATACGGCACATTTTCTATGTTTCAGCATAGAATAAATATACTTCTCCTCGTTCTGCTGTTTATACAGCATTTGCATTTCTTGCCACATATCAATATCATTCTGCAAAAAATAGTCAAATAGGAAATTAGTAAATGCCACGGCTTCAGCATTGCTCATTAATTTAAGTGCCAAGCTAAAAGTATCATTCAGTTTTATAAATAACATTTGAATCTCATCGGTTACAAAATCCATTAAATCGTTCGTGATTATGTTGATTTTGCTTTCTTTCGTGTAATTCTTGTCAATTATATCTCCAATTCTGTCTTTCAGCTTGTTCTCCATATTTCTGAAAGGCTCATATCCCTTTATATTCTTGCCACTGTGCCTGATATAAAGTTTTTTCAAGTCTTCCTTTGCCTTGTAAAGAAAATAATCAGAAATGGCAGGCTTTTGCTTGCTAGTCTGCCAATTTATATCTACACCTTTCAGCTTATAGGCATAACAGTCTATAAACCAGTATATTAATTTTTGGTTTTCCCTGCTCATCCTCTTAGACATCCAAGTTTCCTTTCCGCCAAGCATGTCTAAAATTCATATATCCTACAAACCTTTTCTTTTTAGTTTCCTCGTTAGGTTCATACTCTTTGTCCGAATTTTGGATTTTCTGGCGACTTTTAACTATGTTGTTAATTGAATATCCGTCGTATATTTTAGCTGCCTGATCTTGTGTTATTATTCCGTCTTCAACAAGTATTAGGCACATAACATACGTATCTGGATTTTCAGCGTTTCGTGTTTCAGGATATTCTTCCAAAATACTTCTAACTCTATTTTTTGCTAATCTTTTACCCATTATTCCTCCTAATTGAACAAATCACTAATTTCGTATCTGTAGTTTGTTCTTTTCTTTTGTTGAAACAATTGCTTTCCTAATTGTCTCACTTCATCTATATTAATACTTTTCTTGTTAGTTATTTTATAAAACTCATCAAAATTATGAATATCTATTGCATAAGTTTCTGATAAATCTCTAAAATTAAGTATCATATACGCTTTTACATTATTTTTCTTTGCCTCAAGTCGTAAATTGTATAAAAATGTTTGCTGTTCATCAACTGTATCTTTTATATTTGTAAATGGCATTGATTTTCCTAAAAAGGATTTTAACTCAACAAGGACAAGCAAGCCGTCCCTGAAGAGTAAAAAATCACATAAGTTTTTATTTTTGAATCTAATCATCTGTCCGTTTACAGTTCCTGTTGTTCCGTCCTTGAATCTATGCAAAAAGATTTTATCAGTATCAACACTATTCTTGAAATCATTTTCAAATTTCTTTCCCGGATTAGTAGCCATTACTCAACAACCTCCGCCTCTTGAATTGTTGCAAGTGTTGCTCCATATATTCCGTCTTTTCCTTTTTTTATGATTGTTATTTTCCCTCTGTCAATCAATTCTCTTACTATTTCTGTACATTCAGTTGGATGTATTTTTGTACCAGACTGCACCTCTTTTGACCTATAGTAATATGGCTCATTCTTTTTCACAAATTCAAAAACTTTGTTTTCCTTTCTAGCTTTCTCCTTTTCTTCACGGCTCTGTTTCTTTCTCTCTGCGACGCTAAATGATTTCGCTGGAGAATTTACTGGCTCATTCTCTTTTTCTTCACTCACGGCTTTCTGTGGAGTTCTAGTGGCTTTATATTCAATCTTGTATGTTCCATATTGTCCGCTTTCAATTCTTTCAACTGTACGATTAATTTTAAACTTAACCATTCTTATGATTTTTTCAATCATTTCAGTTTTAAAAATTTTAGTATTGTCAACCAAGCCTTTGAGGATATTCTTAACCATTTTTACCTTGTTTATCTGTAAAGCTATAACAAAGCAGTCCGCAATTTCCTCAACCAAATTTTGCTCATCCTTGTAAAATGTTTTTCTGTAATTTCTATATGCTGTTTGCAGCTCTTCAATTTCTTCATACAATTTCAGTAACTGTGGTTCTGCTCCGAAAAATCTTTTTATTTTTACAAGTTTTTCTCTGTCTTCCCTGTTCAAAAGCAATTCCTTTGGATTTTCTCCAAACAATTTTTCTGAATTTATTTTTTTGATAATATTTCTTGAAATTTCATCAAGTTTATTCATATCATCAATATCTGTAATTTCAAGCATTTCATTTAATCTTGTGCAATATTCAGATTCTGTTACATTTTCTCTTTGTGAATCAGTTAAGAAATTATTATATATAATTCCTGAAATCTTATCATTTGCAAATTCAATATTTAATTTTAAATCACTTCTCTTGAACACAAACTGAACTTTCTTGTCTTCCACGTTCTTTTTGATTAATTTTGCATTTTCTAAATTGTATGCTCCTTTACAGCTGTTTATCATATAGTCTACTACGTTATTTCCTAACATTTTATTTCCTCCTGATTTTATATATTTTTTTGACCCTTTATGTTATAATATCTTTGCTAATGAAATTATGAAAAGGGGGTGTTGCTATGTCTACAAAAGATATGATGTATGTTATTTTAAATTTAATCGACAAATCTTATAAAAATAATGATTTTGACGTTAATAAAACATTCGTTCATCCAAAACTAGAAATTTCTGAAAAAGAATTAAATCATTTACTGTCTCAATTAATCAATGATGGATACATTGATGGTCTCTCTGTTGTTTTTGGTACTAATGATAATGTTGTATTCAACGCATCAAATCCACATCTAACAATTAAAGGGAAATTATTCTTAGAAGATAATTCCGCTTTAAAAAAAATTTATAATTTTGCAAAAGAAGCTAGATCCTGGATTTAACTATTTTGATTTGGAAAGTGTTTTTCTTTTAACACTTTCTTTTATTTTTTCTAATTCCTTATCCAAATATCTCCTTAAAAATTTCTTTTTTGACTTCTTTTCTTCTGCTCTCCCAATTAAAAGATAACCCCTTACAATTCTCTCTGAATCTGTCAAGAACATCATCGCTTCCGTTTATGCTTAGATACTCTGACATTTGGCTAGGATCCATTGTTGTGGAAATTATTAAGCATTTTTCCTGTTCGTAAAGCATATTAAATATCTCAAACAGTTTTTCTTTTCCCCATTCTTCGCTCAAATATTCCTTGCCTAAGTCGTCGAGAATTATCAAATCCGCTTTCAGCAAATCGCCTAACACCTGGTCTTCATCCATGTCCTTGTTTTTCCAAGTTTTCTTAATTCTTTTGTAAATACCCATTAAACTTGTTCGGTAAACTTTGTAATTTTTCGACAGTTCATTAAATATGCACAAACTGTAAAATGTTTTTCCTGTACCCCTAACACCGTAAAAATACAATCCTATACCGTTAGCTAAAGCCTTGTTGAAATTTTTACAGTATCTTTCAATAAGATTTTTGATTTTCATTTCTTCTTGATTTTTTACAACTGCTTTTTCAAAAGTGCAATCATCAATTTTTTTGGGTAAATTTGAAATGTTTCTAAAATAATTTATTTCCCTGTTTTTATTGATTTCTCGAATATTAACGGTTTCAACACCTGTAAAATTATTAGAATTCGAGGTTATAATTTGGTTTCCTGTTCTTTGTTTTACCATTTCTGCCATTGTTTCCATTGCTCTTTCCTCCCTGTTTGTTATCTAGCGGAAAAATATCTTTCCAGCTATTTATAGTCGATTTGTTTAATATTTCTATTGCTAACTGTTCATTATCCCCTGCCAATCTATAGAGCTTCATCAAAACTAAATCCTCTGCTGGTTTCGATAATGGCTCTTTTTTACCAATTCTCATAATTTTAAAATCTAAAAATGCTTTTTCAAATTCCTTGCCCTTATATAAATATATATTATTAATTTTATTATTAATACTTGTATTATTCTCCTCAATGTTTTCATTGATAGGGGTATCAACATTTTCGTTGATAGGCTCTAAATCTTTTTGTTGATAGGTGTCAACATTTTCATTGATAGGGGTATCAATTTTTTGATTGATATAAATACGTCTTTCAATAATCTCTTTAGTGCCTTTTTTGTAAATTAAAACCGTCTTTATATAGCCCTGTTTTTCTAAATTGTTAATCCAAGCTCCAACAGTATTTTTATGCACTTCGTATAATTTAGAAAAATATGAATTTGTTGCATAACAGTATCCGTCTTTATTTGTCAAAGATGAAATTTCTGTATATAAAATCTTTTCCATAGGTTTTAAATTCTTATCATACCTTACGTTTGCTGGCAATATGCCAAAATAGTTAGGTTTTTCCATTCTGTTTTCCTTTCCACATATTGCATTTTTTATATTTTTGTGTTAAAATGAATATGCTAAAAAATATATAAATTGATTGTTCAAACACTTCATTTAAAGTGCTTTTTTGTTATAAAGCACCTTTTGAATCACATATTTTTTCAAGCACTTCTTTAAATCGTTCAAACGAAGCCTTTTTAAATTTTATTTTAAACTCAACATTTCTGTTCCTATTTCCGTTCAATCTCTTAAATTCGTTTCTAATTGATTTGACAATTATATCAAATTCATCTTCTGTTACACCTTCATCTTCAACAACTTCCAAAACCTTTAAAGCGACTTTATTTATTTTTTCCAAGTTTTCTTTTGGACTGTATTGAAATATTTTAGTTCCAGGCTTTTTGGGTTTTGGACTCGTCGGTCTCGAATTTGTGCCTTGCTCCATTGTTTTAGCTCCTTTACTTTTTAATTTGATAATTTCTATATTTAAAAGTTTTTACCCTTTTCTTTTTGTTTTTTACTTTATCTGAATAAAAATCTTCTAATGCCGCCTGAACTTTTAGGCTAAATATCTTTTTCTTCAATTCTTTATTCTTTTTTGTTAGCTTTGCAACCAAATACACAAGTAAAAATATTATTAACGTTTCCGAAATAATAAATACCATTCCATACCTCCTTTATTTCATTTTCACCCCCTTTTGAGTTATAATAATATCGCCAAATAAAATTAAATCCACAAGAAAGGAGGTGTTATTATGTCAAAATTTTTAAGAAGTATTCAGCAAGGTTTGAAACTCGCCGAAAAAAGATCTAACGATTTCACGATAATCAGAAATGGTCAAGAAATAGGTACTGTAAAAGGATTTGTTTGCAGCAAAGAGTATCCTGATACAATCCAGACTGTTCAACCTACCGAAATTTTAGACGGAGATATTTTAAAATTATTAAATAAAGAATATCTCATAATCGATGCTCAACCTAAAATTCACGAAAACGTTTTGTGCTATTATATGGCAAAATATAAATCCAATGCTGATAAATCTTCAGTTTCAAATACTTTTAATATCGGTACTGTAAATAGCTCTATCGTTGGTACTCAGCAAAATGCGACTATGAATTTTGATAACTCTATCACAAATTTAAGAGATATTATTTCTCAAGAAGCAGAAGATAAAGCTGAATTAGAAAAATTCGCAACATATTTGGAAACTTTTCTTGAGAACAATACCAAAATTGAAAAAAGTAATTTTGAGAAATTTTCTGATTTACTAGCAAAACATTCTAATATTGCATTAGCTGTCGGAAACACTATTTTCCAATGGCTCATCAGAAAACAAAAACATTAATTCCACCCCCAGCATTTCTTTTACAAAGGTTATTTCTTGTAAATCTAATGTTGGGGTTGTTTCTAAGACTTTGTTTCGTAAATTACAAACCAAATTATGAAGTTCGGTTATTCTTTTTTCTTTATCCACTCTCACACCTCCTTCCTTTTCTTTTGGATTGTTAATTCGTAGCCCAAATCGTTTAGTATTTCCTCTGTTGTAACAAGATGAGCACCTTTGCCGTTATAGATAGTCTCTGACATAGTTCTAGCTAAAGAACTATAACTTCGATTTGTATTTGTGCAAAACGATTTCAAGCTTCTGTGCTGTTCAGTTATCAAGTTATCAATTTTTAAATAAATATCCTTTGTGTTCATTTCACCACCTCTTTTTTTACTCTAAAAAGAGTAAATAAAATTTAAAAAAATTTTTATATCAAAATTATACTCTTTTTTGTGTAAAAAGTCAATAAAAAAATATATACTCAACAATCTTAGGTTTTCAGTATATATTTTCAAAAACTTTATTTCTTTTTAAAGAATAAATATATCAAATAAAATAGTAATATTGCTATAAAAAATCCTATAATAAACAACCAAATAATAATATTCACAATCAAATTTAACTCCCCTGAATTATTTGTATTAGAAACAGAAGTTCCTTTTTTAGTTTTTATTTTTTTGCTTTTAAACAAACCTTTTACACCAATAGTTGTTTTGTTATAAACTTTATTATAAATCGCTTTTTTAGGATTTTTTAATAACCCAGTACCTTTTTTACCATACCCTGGTATAAGAACTTTTTTTAATTTTCTTTTAGCTTTTCCTGTGGTCATTGCTTTAAAACTTTTCTTTAGCGATGGTTTTCTCAATCCTATTTTCATATTCTCTCCCTAGATGAGTTCACAAGTGCAAAAAATTTCTTTGTTAATATTTTCGATAGATGTTGCTCTTTCTTTGTGAACTGGACAAATATTCCATACTTTTATTTCAAGGTTAGCTTGTTTTAATCCTTCCAAGTATATTTGATTTGCAATTTTTGTCTTCAAAAAAGCAATAAATATTTCAAATATCTGTTTTTCTATATTTCTTTTAAAATTAAAATATTTTTTATTATAAAAATCACAATCCAATTCCAATTTTTCATTTGGGAATTTCTCAAGAAAAAGTTTATATGAACCACGAGGATTACAATGTCTTAATTCAAAACAAAAATTTTTAAATCTTTCAATAAAATTATCGTCATTATTTAGGTATTCTTTTAAATTCATATTATCTAAAATTTCTTTTGTTTTTATTTTCCGTTCCTCTGATTCCTTTATTGTTGGTATTGAATTTTCGAACATTTTACTTTTATCCCTTTCATAATATTATTTTTGCCAAATAACTCTGAACTTCAAAAATAGATTCCGATTTTCCAAATTCAAATTCAGCAATTAAATTTGAAGATCCGTATATCTTTAATTCAGAGTCCATATCAAAACTTCCTGCTGTTTCGATTGAAAATCTGCTAATCGCTCTGTATGGAATACTTAAATATTCTTTCTTTTTTCCCGTTACTCCTTGAATATCAACTTTTATCACTCTTTTGTCTGTAAATACTATCAAATCCCTTAATCCTTTGTACGAACGTTTAACCTCTTCGTTCTCCAACAAGATTTTTTCAAGCACTTTTTCGGCTTCATCATTTTCAATCATTGTTCCTCTGCTAGAAAATTTATCGCTTACAGCTTGAACTTTTCCAGCTACATTTTGTGCAGTATCTACTGCATTTTTTACTTTGTCAAATAATCCCATTTTTTCACTCTCCTAGAAATAATTTAAAATTTTATATTTGTCATTTTTCTTTGGATTAATTCTGAAACGATTCCAACACAATAAACTTCTTCGTATTCTCTTACTTCCATTTCTGGATAAACATCCTCATTAAATGAATAAAGATACATTTTTCCAGCTTTAAAAATTACCTTTTTTGCAAATCTTCTATTGTCAATATTTAC